AACCGTCGAACACGACTCAGACGGCGGCTATCAATATTGGCATTGGGTGTCAACGGCCCGTATTGATGCGAGCAGTTCGCCGAATTTCTTTGCCCCGGGCGCAACTTCTGATCCGCCGGACGCTATGACGGGATCATTCGCGGTCGAGACCTTAGGCGGCATCAAGGCAGGCTATACAACGTCACCCCTCTTTACAAAACTCCCCGAAGATCGTACGTTCGGACTTCTCACGGGTTCCCCGACGACGGTGAGTAACCACTACGATTCCGACACGGCCATGTATTTCCGTATCGGCTCCAAAACAAATCCCCCTCCCCGCGGCATCCCGGCTTCCTGGCGCGCGACCTGGGCTCTCGCGACCAACGAATTTGTAAATCGCATCGCCCGCAACTACCCGAAGAAGATTGAACAAGCGTTTCTGCCTCTGCTGCAAAAGCTCATGCAGAATGATCCTGATGTCGAAATCGACACCAATCCCAATGATGAACCCGATGGCTCCGAATATGGCGAAGGCGCCCCGCCGCCGCCCAGTTATATACAGAGCCCCTCAGATCTGGCACCGGTTGATCTTCAGTGTTTCTTATTTGAAAATATCCGCCTCTTAACCGATCGTGCCCAGAAAGAGCGCCAAGCAGCCCCCTTCCAGCACTTTAGTATGCTTAATGGAGGGAAAGGTACCCCCGGTAATTTAATTTCTTATTTGCAAGCGGGCGACGACGCAGCCGGCACCGCATTTTTGAATATTTGCCCCGATGTCTATGCTCTTCTTACCCCCTTTATGAAATTTTATCGCGTGGACTACAAGGATGAGGACAAGCTTCAACCCTATAAAGAAACTAGAATTCCCTTTCCCAACTTCATCAACCCGAGTGATATTGAGAATATCACCAATTTTAAATGGGGTCGATTCAGGGGCGCTGGCATTAAATCCTTTTCGTGGAAACTTGATGGCGTCCAGCCTGCCGAAGTGGAAAACAATATTTCCGCCAATTTAAATATTTACTTTCAGACTCTCCAGGATATGTTCTCCCTTAATTGGAAGGACGGCCGCGCCCAAGCGGGCATCCCCAACCAGGCCGGCTATTTGGATTTGATTATTGGCTCCGGTACATCTTTCCGTGGCGAAGGGGAGCAAATTGATTCGTCGGCACTGGGCGAATCAGTCGCCTGTGATGCTATCAATGAGCGGTATAAGGGAGAAAATTTTAGAATTAAGGCGGTGGTAGGCTGGTCGGTACCCGAAGGTTTTAAGGAGGCATGCGCGGCCATGGGTGTGAATGGCAGCCAAGCCAACTCCCTAATAGAAGCAATTAAGAAAGCCAAGACGGCCCTCTATCTTCAGATCGTGTCCCACAACGTAACCTTCAACGAAGACGGGTCCGTCGATCTCTCTATTGATTATCAAGCGGCCCTCTCTGGGATCCTTCGGGCCCCCAGTGCTGACCTCTTCATCGGCAAAGATGTATATACCCTGGAAACTGAGGATATCAAGACAAAGATCGCCCAACAACGGAAGCGCCTCCCTCGTGGTGAGAAGTCCAGCCCCAAACTAGAAGAGCTGCTGAAGAAGAAGGCATCCCTTTCCTCTCGAAACCGGGCTGCCAAATATAAGAAGTTCCTGGCCGGCCTGTATAATAGCGGCCGCGTTTACGTCATGCCTATCGGCCCCGACATGTGGCAATCCGGGCTCTTAAGAGATATGGGAGTCGACGAACGGGCTCGAGAATCTATTAAAAGAATCACCAACCAGCTGAATCCCGACTCTGACCCGGCGATTTCGGGCAGACCTTTTCCCGCTAATCAAATCAATATGGATGGTATCAACAGGCTAGCCGACCATCAGGCCGCCCGGAATGCAGACGAGCCCGGCGACGATGCTGAAACTGAAGTGGAGAGGGTAAATCGACACTTCTTTGAACAGTTCCTCCTATCGGCCAGCCCCGCCTACCGCCAGAACCTTATACAAATACCCTTTATATATTTTGGAGATTTGGTGGATTGGATTTTAGATGAACTGAGTCACGTGAGTGATAATAGTTTTAACTTTTATATGGCAGAGACGGAACTCCTCGACCCCCTCCGCGCACATCAGGTGCGAGAAATTCAACTTAGTTGTCCGGAGATGCCGGGTGAACTCATTTGGGAAGAATTAGAAAATTTGGATCCTATGCGTTTTGGAAATCTCCTGAGGGAGGCCACTGGCAATGAGGTCATGCTGCGAACCAATATAGCGCACATCCCCATCTCTATAAAATATTTTCAAGAATGGTTCGTCAACAATGTGGTGAGACCACAGAGAGAAATATATCCACTACTTAAGTTTATGAAGGACATGTGTTCTGGCATTATCGGAAAGGCCTTTGGTAACATATGCTTCAACAAGAGTTTGCCGACGCAAGTTAAATTTGATACCTCCATTTTTACGCAGAAAGGCACACGCCGTCTAGGCGAAGATGTGGGTCAGATCTACCGCGACTCGTTTAAGAGGAATATTGATGAAGGTCGAAAGGTTGCTGCCTCCTCAGCAGGCGCCTCAGCCACCTCCCCCGCACTTGTCCTCTACTCTGTTGATTCTAAGCCGGCCGCTGAGGGCAAACGCGGAGAAGATCATGACCAGGGAATCTATCACTATGCTATGGGCGCCCGATGTGGGCTAGCCAAAAAGATTTCCTTCAACCGGGTTGACCAGCCTTACTTGCGTGAAGCGCGCATCGCCAAGGTGGGTGCACTTGGTGCTGAACAGCTACGTGAACTTTACACGGTCAATATCGACATGGTGGGTAATACCCTCCACAAGAACGGTCAATACCTTTATATAGAACCGATCACCATTGGGTCCGGCGCAGGCTTCAAACGCAGTGCTACAACAAATCTCGCACAGCGTCTGGGTTTTGGCGGCTATTACCTAATTACTTCGGTGGCGAGTTCTATTTCTGACGCCGGCTTTGATGTGCAGGTCTCCGCTCTTCAAGAGGGGATTAAATTTAGCTCCGGCACCAGGGGCAACGAGTTTAGAACGGTCTCGGGCAATGACTATATTTATACGGGCGCCGGGGTGCCCCCGACAATCCTATAGGGGAGAGGAGCAAAAACATGGCGCGTCAAAGAAACAAAGCATTCCTGGCCGACCTCACGGTGTATGATATAACCCACCCGGTGGGGAGTAATGCGTTGAGTCCCAGGGCCAAATTCTATCAGCGCACCATTTACGAAAGAAATGTCTATCCTTCTTCCTTGACTAAGCCCATGGATACATGGTATAGTAAGAATCTATTTGGAAGAATAGACCGGCTTCAATATACGATTGTGCCTAAGGAGGGGGCTTTAACACCTGTGCAAAATGCTGCGAACCCTAATGTTTATTGTTTAGGATTCGTCAACGACGCATTTAGGGATTTTGTCGCACACATGAAGAGAGCTTCTATTACTAATTGTTTGGATCCTAACGGTAATCCCGAGATCATTAGCCCAGAGGCGGTGATGGGGTGGTCCTCTCCGACACAGTTATGGAATAATTATAAGTCGGGGATCATCCAGGCCTATATTCGCGCCTTCCGCCCCAATCCTCGCAAATTAATTAAAAACTATAGCGACTTTAAGCCCAATTTCATTGCCTACTTAAAACAAATTGCCAAAATGTCGGCGTTAACGAAGACAAACCTGTTCTTAACCAATCAAGTTAATCCTTTTATGGGAGGACTTACACTTTCCATCAGTGGGGCGGACTGCGGCGCTGATGAGAATAAGTACACCAACTGGATTAAGGACCCTAATTACACCTTTTATGTACAGGCGGCAAAGAAATTTGGTTTTGCCGTTAACAAGAACATGCCATGGCAACTGTCGGCTGATCTGTTTACAAATGCCATACAGAAATACATTTCCGGCTATCGCTACTCAGCTAGTGGAGTGCGCATAGAGGATATCACCACGGCCACCAACCCTCTCGATACTTTTGTGGATGAGGTTTCCGTGGATCCCTCCAACTTCTTTGATGCATTTTATAATAGAGCCTATGTCAATGATCTAGAAGATCTCAATGATTTCATTCTAGATGCATATCTTCAATTCTCTGACACTCTTCCTAACTATTCGGAGGAATCGACTAAGTATCTGCCTGCGTGTGACAATGTCCTGGTCACGAAACACTACATGCGCGAGCAACTATATACTCGCCGTCCCCGACTAGCCGCCAAAGAGTTGCTGGACTTATACATCGATATTAGATTTCTGGAGGCGCGAGAGCCCACAGATATTACTCTATTAGTCATTCGCCATCGTACTTATGAGCTGTATCGCCATCGCCTAGCGGCCGGCGACAGTCGTACTGAGGCCCTAGGAGAACCGTTGCGCTACCTCAACTCGCTTTTCAAAAATTATGTCTATCCCACCACCTATACTAACATTAATCCGTCTTATTATGTTGACAGCCGCGGTTCAAGTGATATAATAGATACAGCGGGTGAGATTAGCTTTGCCACATCCGGTGTTGCACCGGGAGGAAACTCTGGTCCCACCTCCTATTAAATGGGAGAAACATGCTGTTTCAAATTTTAGACACTAAGGGCGATTGCGCTGGCTATTATGCCAATAATTTTATTTATCCGGGAGGCGACCCACCACTTGAGGGTGCCACCTGGGATTATTCTCCCCATCTACAGGGCAACAGGCATGAGTTAGGGCGCCTCTACGCCGCCGGAGCGACGCTTACAGACGTTTGTCCGCCGGATATGAAGGAAGACTGGGAAAAGATCAAGAAGACGCTTAGATCGTGTCTCAAGGCCTTTGATACTTCTGCCCTTTCACTAGAGGATAATTGTTTTTACGATGTGCTGCCGGAATATTTCCTATACCAGTACCTAGAAGCCAAGAATAAGATTACCCAACACGCCCTTGAGACCCTTCCACGCCCCACCAATTATAATTTTATGCATAACCTTGTAGAGATGCTCTCGGACATTCGATCGCGCCACGTGAGCGTCGATGTAGGCCCCATTAAACATCTTCTGAGTAGCGTTCGTGGGCAGAATTTTCATCGTACTTTGCGTTCAGTAAAGCATGCTTGCGATTACAACGCCTGGGGAACCATAACAGGTCGACTAGCCACGAGCCCCAATAGTTTTCCCATCCTTACCATGAACAAGGAATTCCGCGCCTGCATTAAACCAAAGAACGATTGGCTTGTGGAACTTGATTTCAACGCGGCCGAGTTACGTACGCTGTTGGCGCTCTCCGGAGAGGAGCAGCCCGCAAACGACATTCATGACTGGAATGTGAAGAACGTTTTTGATGGCAACCTGACCCGAGAGGAGGCCAAGGTGCAAACCTTCGCGTGGCTGTATTCTAGTAAGGAAAACAAGGACTTAGAGCGCCTCTACAACAAAGATTTGGTGCGAAATAAGTACTGGGATGGCTGTAAAATTACGACAGATTATGGTAGAATAATAGAGAACGTAGACGAGCATCATGCTCTTAATTACATCGTTCAAAGCACCACAATTGATATGGTGCATGAGCAGGCTTATAAAGTCTACGAGCTTTTGAAGGGGAGAAAAAGCCACATCGCATTTCTTATTCACGACGCTGTGTATATCGACCTCGCCGAAGAGGATCGGTACGAAATATTAAATTTACTTGACACCTTCAAGAAAACGCGTTATGATATGTTCAAGGTTAACATCTCCGCAGGAAAGAACCTCGGAGAGATGAAGGAACTAAAGATATGAAAGTTAAAAAGATCTACCAAAAATTAGTAAGGGATCGTATCCCCGAGATCATCACCGAAGCGGGCAAGGACTTTTCGGTGACACAGATGCGCGGTGAACGCCTCAAGGATTACGCCATGAAGAAGCTGCAAGAGGAAGTGCAGGAGTTCGTTGAGGACCCATGCGCCGAAGAAGCGGCAGATATCATGGAGATCTTTCATTTTGTGTGCCATCGCATGGGGATCAAGGACAGTGAGATCATGGCTCAAAGCACATCCAAGCGCATTTTGCGTGGAGGCTTTGAAATGGGTTATATCTTGGAGTGGGTTGAAGAGGAATGAAAGTAGTCGGACTCGGCAGTGCTGGATGTAATATCGCTAAAGCATTTTCAAAATTTCCCCAATACGACACCTGGGGTATCGACGTCCATCGAGACGCCGATATTACTATTAAAAAAAGAGAGAATCATGAGGCCTATGATGAGCACTTCCCTAACTTGAAGCGTAAGTTAAAACTGAAGGACGATGATGTCTGTGTTGTAGTGTGCGGAGCCGGCGCAATATCCGGGGGAGTCCCCCGTTTACTGGAACAACTGCAAGATAATCGGATAAGTGTGTTGTATATCTCGCCTGACTTAGCCCTGGCCAGTGAAATTCAAAAAACACAAGAGCGAATCGTAAGAAATGTTCTTCAAGAATATGCCCGATCCGGAAGAATTGAGGCGATATGGCTTGTGGACAATCAGCTTGTAGAGAAGGGTATCGGCGATGTCCCCATCATGGGGTATTATGAGGTTCTCAATCAGGCCGTGGTGAACACCCTTCATATGATAAATGTTTTTAAGCACTCCGAGCCCGTTATAGGCCACTATGTGCAGCCCTCTGGATTAAGCCGGATTATGACTTTGGGAATTTTGGACATGGAAACAGAAAAAGAAAAATGGTTTTATGACTTGACACGGCCTCGGGATGTGGTATACTATTATGGTATCAACGAAGACCAACTTAAGGAGGACGGCACCTTGTACAAAACAATTACCAATTATGTGAAAGCACAAGCAGACACTGACGTTAATGTTTCGTATGGTGTCTTCACAACCGGCTACGAACAAAAATATTGTTATTGCATTAAGTATTCATCTATGGTACAATCATATGCAGAACTGTTAGACGATCAGGATATTGGCTGATCGTACTTTAACCCAACTATAAGGAGATAAAAAATGGGTATCAATTTAGACAAGATGAGAGAAAAGCTCTCGTCACTACGCGGAGAAGGAAACTCCTCAAATGACACATTCTGGCGCCCCGAGGACGGGGAACAGACTATTCGCATCGTGCCAACGGCCGATGGCGATCCCTTCAAGGAAATGTGGTTTCACTACAATGTCGAGAAGGGCGGGTTCTTATGCCCCAAGCGCAACTACGGAGACGAATGTCCTGTATGCGAGTTTGCTTCGCAGTTGTGGCGCGAAGGCGCAGACAACAACGATGAACACAGTAAGAAGACTGCAAAGTCTCTCTTTGTGAGACAGCGTTTCTTCAGCCCCGTGATGGTTCGCGGCGAGGAAGAGAAGGGTGTGCGCATCTGGGGGTATGGCAAGACTGCCTACGAGAACCTCCTGACGCTCGTGCTTAACCCGGAGTATGGTGATATCACCGACACCGAGACTGGCACCGACCTCACAATGACCTATGGAAAGCCTCCCGGCGCTTCATTCCCCCAGACGAAGCTCGTGCCTCGTCGACGTTCCTCCCCGCTCTGCGAGGAGATGACGCCTGACAAGTGCGCAGAACTTCTGGACAGCATTCCGGAATTCTCCGGTCTCTTTGAGCGGAAGACCACTGCTGATGTTCAGACAACCCTTGATACTTTCATCAATGCCCAGGTCGACGACCCGGAGAGTGTTAGTAGCGAGACCACCAAGTATGGCACTAAGGACGGCGCAGGTAACGCTGTTGACAATGCTTTCGCAGAGCTTGGCGCTCTTTAATTATCCCCCCCACAGGGAGGCACAGGGTTATCAGGTGCCTCACTATAGAAAGGAA